TCAGGGCCTTCATACCAACCCCATTCTGTATTGTTATTTGAATATTCATTTACCTTTACCCATACTAGATCGGACAAATTAGCAATTCCTTTTTGATCACTATCTAAACCCGGAGCTTCATTTATGTCCCATAATAAAGTAATTTGTAAAGTACTAAAAAGTAACTTGAGAGCGCCTTTGCCAGGAGTAGTTAACCATTTTAGTCCCTTATTGCCTACAATTTTTCCTAAACCTGGAAGCAATTTTACAATCCACTCCCATAGGATACTGCCAGCAGTCAGTTTGTCTGCGGCTGTAACAGTTAACCCCGGTAACAGTGTCATAAGATTAGCAGTCAATGTAGTTATGTATGTATGATAAAATTGTTCGTTTGATAGTGTAGCCCATCTTTTCAAATCTTCTGGCTTATCTTTATAACTAGGATCGGCATTTTGTTTACTTGCATTATAAGATATAACTCCTCTAGATAACCAATAGTTTAAGGAAGCTCTATGTGTTAGATATTGTCTAGTAGGTTCCTCGATAGCGGCCATCACTAGTGCAGGATATCCTAATGAGTAAATTTTTCGAATAATACTTGAACCGTCAAATGCCTTAAGAGGTTTCGTATCCATTTCGCCTTTCTTAGCCGCCTTTGTAGCGTTGTCTATAGCTTCCTTGGTTTTTTTCTCAGCTACCTTATTCATTTGTTGAATAATAGTAGGATCATTTAACATTTCAACTTGGTCAAGTTTAGGATCAGCTTGGCGTAATTTTTTTAGCCAGTCAGCAAAACTGTCAAATTTTACATTGGGATATCGTGTTTCATGCAGTGTGGCTTCATAGGCATATCTAGTAGTATAGTCATTTATAAACTTAGTTTCAGACTCAGTGAATCCACGACCTAAACGATATAATTTTCGACCAAGTCCTATTTCGCCTTCTTTTAAGTCGTGATTTTCTCTTAAGATAATTTCTGTAACTTTCATGTAGATATTTATCGGTATTAGTAGATGAACTACGTTCATCTGTTCTTCGCTTATCAGCTCGAACTAACTGTTAAGTTAATGATATAATTTAGTGCGAAGCACTTTAAATATTATCCAGATCGTTCAGTCACACTTTGCCCTGGCGGGCAAAATGACTAACATTATCCGAGTCGAACAATATCACCCTAGCATTTCAGCAGTTACAGTGGCGGTCATCCGGTACCACGAGCTGAGTCTTTATATGACGGCGGGCTCATGCACAATGCTAAACGCACATGAACCGTGAGGCTACAACCTCTCTTTTAGCCTTGAAAATTCTTCTTATAGTTCAAACGGATTATAGGCATATTCCATCATCGTCCTGTAAAGGATAGTGAACTACAACTCTGACACCAAGCAGAAATACCTTGCCGTCACACATCAGAACGGATTCGGGGCACACTATCAACGCCTGTGCGGGCTTATTTGGTGTTTTATGAGCCTGATTTATTAAGATTTCAGTATATGTGAACCATGTACACGCACTTGAATATGACCATTATAATAGTCATTTGATTCAAGAACTCTGCGTGAGAATTGTTCACGAGCTTCTATATAACTGCATTCTGCCTTGGATTTACAGTAAAATAATATTTCTCTGCGAAAGTTTTCTTGACCTAACTGCGTAACATCCTTGGTTAATTCGGGAGAACTACCGTAATAGTCCCGCCAATCACTGTCAATTTTGCTACGGATTTTCTTTTTTTTCTTAGTGCCGTTCTTGAGTTTTACTGTCTTGTAAGTAGTTTTGGAGAATTTTGCTAGTTTTTTGCCTATGTACATACGCCCTGAGATTGTATTTGTTATAAGATAAACAAACCCAACACAATCTTCAGGAAGAATTTCTACTTGTTCATTTTGATAGTACCAGGACATTAACTATGTATATTATTCGTCCTCAGTACCACCGCCTTTTTGGTTTGCCTTGCGTTGTGCCTTGTCTTGATCTAGCCAAACACGATACTGTTGTACATGTTCCCTACGTTCGCGAGCTATAATACGAATCTGCGCTAGCCAGTAGCGCATGTTTTCGCCTGCTCGTCTCGTGCCTCTAGCATGCCATCTTTGATTTGCCTTAAAATATTCCTTAAAAGCCGCCATGAGTCTTTCGTGAGACTCTTCATTTTGATGATCCGACGGCTCTACATGCTTGCTCATTATTCAGTAACTTCTAAATCTGTAGCATAGCTGGTATAGCCATTTTCTTTAACAACTTTAAGCACGTTATTCACACGGCCAATTAGTTCGTCCTTGTGACTGATTAGGAAAATGTTTTTCTTACGTTCACGGGCCATCTTTTTAAGTACGCCCAGTGCACCTTCTACGCCCGAAGCATCTAGTCCGTTGTCGATTAACTCGTCTACAAACAGTAAATTAATACCTTGATATAGACTTTCCCATACATCACGGAAACTAAAGCTCAGACCTAAAATAAGTCTGTTGCGTTCACCACGCGACAAGTTGTCAAAATCCAAGTCTTGACCCAGTTGTGTAATCAACACTGACAGATCGTTTTGGAATGTAACAGTATGTGGCAAGCCCAACTTGTCTAGATAGTAAGTAAGTCTGTTGTTAAGATAAGCTAGATTTTGATCAATGATCTTCTTGCGAATAAACGAGTCTTTTGACGTTAACAGTTTAAGTAAAAACTCTTGATGTTCTTTTAAACTGTTAAGTTGATTGATTTTATCCCACAAGATTTCTTGTAAGGCAGTATCAGTCAACTCGTCAATTTGTTCTTGATAGTGATCAGTTTCCCCGGCCTTAATAGTCAGCTGAGTTTCTAAGTTTTTAAGATTATTCTGATGCTTGAGTGCTTGTTCTAACGTATCATAGTAAGTGTCAGGACGACCTGTGATTTCACCTAACTCTGTAATATCGTGAGTAATTTTTTGAAGATCTTTTTCTACCTTGGCAAAATATTTTCGGGCTTCGTCAAGGTGCCCTTGTGCCATCTGAGTCATTTCTTCATGTTTGTGATCATGCAATTCTTGTTCACAAGCGTGGCACTGCTTATTCGCCAACTTCATAAGCTCGGCGTTATACTTCGTAACGCTTCGCTCCGCTTGCGCTATCGCGCTTTCTAACGTAGCCCGTTCCTTATTTAGGCTTTTTAGCTTCTGCGAAGCTTCTTCGTAAACTTTGAGCTCCGCATGCTTTGCAAGCTCTGCATCGATATCTACACTTTCAAGTTCGATAATAGCACGGCCTATTTTTTCTAATTCTTGTTGATGCTGATTGTGCCATGCACTTTGTTTTGTCAACAAATTATCAATACTTTTTTGAATATTTTCATTAGATTTCTTTGCCGCTTCTATGTCTGCACTTTCTTGTGTAATAGTATCTTTAGTTTGTCTTACTAATTCTTTAAGAGTTTCTGCTTTTTCACTTAATAGTGTAATGCCCAACAACTGCTCAATAATAGCTCGCTGATCATTAGCCCGCATACTTAAGAATGGTTCTGTATACGTGTTAAGAGCAACAATATGCTTGAACATGTCTGGACTCATGCCTAATAACTCATCCAAGTCCTTTTGCGTTTCACGCATATCGCCCTGTGCATCATCTGTTTCTTCAGTTTCTTGTGCTTGGTCATTGACAAAGAACTGTAGCACGTTAGGTTTGCGTCCACGTTCAATACGATAGTCCATGCCGTCTTTTTCAAACGCAAGTGTAACCAACATATTTTTATTGTTAATCTTATTAATAAGATTATCTTTTTTAATGTTAGTTAAGGCATTGCCGAATAGTGCATAGCTGAGTGCGTTTACAATAGTAGTCTTACCCGTACCATTACGGCTTCCACTATCATCTCCGCCTTGATCTAAATTTTCACCTAGTACAAGCGTTAAGTTTTCCTGGGCAAAATTTACAGCTTGGGTTTGATTACCCACACTCATGAAGTTTTTTACTGTTAATTCTTTTAATTTTATGCTCATAAGCTGTTATAAATTTCCAACAATATATTTTTGTCAAACTGATCAGATTCGATGTTTATAATTTGACTACTAACAATCTGATCTACACTTTCAAAACTTTGAATGTCAATGCTTGTGTTAATTTCAAGATCTTTCTTTTCTGCAATTAGCGTAAGTTCTCGAATATTATAGTCTGCAATAAACTTTTCTTTAACAAAACTAGCTTCTTCAAAACTAATGTCGATATCTAATGTAACACGTAAATGCTGTTTAGGTTTAATAATAGTATCTGCTTCGTCAATTAACTGACTTAGTTTAACTGTGCGGAATGTAGGCTGATCTGGCCAGCTATGATATTCAGGTTGCCCTCCCCACTCTAATATCATCATTCCACGTTCGTCGTCCCAAGCATCTGCATAATTGTGCGGAAACGCATTGCCAATATACACCATATTTTTTTGTTGTTGACGTTTATGGAAATGTCCACTAAAACCTAATTCATAATTTTTAAAAGCATCTAATTGTATTTCACCATGATCCGGCATTTGTATCATAGCGTTCATAAAAAAGCTGGGTAATTCAAAGTGACCAAATATATATTTGCCACCTTTTTTACCTACACTTCGCCATTCTTCGCCAACAAGCCATGGGCAGAGTGTGACATCTCCAATAGTAGTAGGCTCATGTACGACAGTGATACCAGGTATATACTTTCCAAATTCCACAGAGTGTATATCCCGTTTGTCTTTGTAATACAAATCATGATTGCCAGGAAAGAAATAGAAGTTATCAAACGCCTGCCCCAACTTTTCCAAGGCCCTAAGGCTATAATCCATTGTAGTAATGTTAAGGCTATTGCGATTATGATGCCAATCGCCCATAAAGATACCTGTATCACAACCTTCCTCCTTAGCTTTTGCAATGTACCAATCGACAAAATCTTCGCAGTCTTGGTTGTGAACACTGCTGTTAGATTTTAATCCAAAGTGTATATCTGTAAAACAAGCTACTCGTTTAAATAAATTACTCACTAGCTTCCTCATTTCGTTTTAGTGCTGCCGCATGTTCTCCGGCGCCTGTTCGACTATAACTTGGGTTCATACCGTTGATTTCTAAAATGTCATCGCGGATGTTTTGATTACGTTTTTCAATATTAATAACACGAACAAAACTATTAGTCACAGCCGCAGTAAAGTAAGCAAACGGATTGTCACTCTTTGATTCGTCAAATTGTAGTCCAATTTGTGTTAGTTGCAAAATAGCCTGACCTTTCATTTCGTCGTTATATGTATAGCCACGAACGTTACCGCGAGTAGCATAACGCTCACATAATTTTAACATCATTCGTGCTAGAGTTGGAGTAATTTGGCCCGCATCTTTATCAAAATGACCTTTCTCTAAATCACCTTTCCAATGACTTTTGCCCACGCATACCAGTTCATCGGCTTCATTATATTTCCAATGTTGGAACGGTGGAAAATTTACCTTATCTCTATGATCGGCAAGACTTTTAGGATTCTTTTTTCTTGTACTGTTTAACGGAATGTGATCAAAACTCATAATTCTGAATACCACATCAGTCTTGGCTATTTTCTTATAATCAATTTCGCAGTCTGCTTGTTTGACTTTTTCTCCTGCTTTTTTACGGGTTTCGTAATCTAGCTGACTTAATCTTTTGGCTTTTGCTCGTTTAGCATCTGCTATGCTTCTAATATTAATCTTGTCCAAACTGGGTAAAATTATATCATATTGATGATATTGGGGATCAGTGAAACTACAATATGATGTTTTACTTCTGTGTATTTCTAATAACATATCCTTGTTATTTAGGTAGTTAACTTTAGCTGTCATTAATTAATTCTCCGGATGTTACATTATAAAGTATGCACTTAATAAAGTCAAATAAATAATATACCAAAAGGACTTTATTATGGGACTATTCGATCCTACACAACTTGCAGGCGCTTCAAATATTATAGATGCTGGATCGTCTGGATTCAACACTCTCAGCAACATAGGCGGTGCGGTTGCCGCCGGGCTTGCTTCTGGCAATATTGCAAGCGCAATTCGTGCTGTCAATTTACCATCGGCAGGCGAAGCAATAGGCGATACACTACAATCCATAGCCGCTTTTAAAGGCGATCCGCATCCAAACGATTGGCGTGTGAGATTAAGCATGTCTACTTGGCCCAGTTTTAGCACTAGCGCAGTATTGAAACCATTAACTGATGCAGGCGGTTTAATATTTCCATATACTCCAAAAATTAACATACACGGAGCTGCCAGTTATACACCAGTTTCTCCAGTACATTCTAACTATCAATTTCATGCGTATAGAAATAGTGAACCAGGTAAAATTGTTATCAATGCACCTATGTTTGTAGAAGATACTACACAAGGATTATACTGGATCGCTATGGTACATTATTTAAGAAGCCTGACTAAAATGTTTGCAGGAACTGATCCAAAAGCCGGTAATCCTCCTCCTATTGTATTCTTAAATGGTTACGGAAATTATGTTTTTAAAAATATTCCAGTTGTTGTAACTAGCATGAATGTAGAGTTAGATAATAATTGCGATTACATTGGTGTTAACGTTGTCGGTAGTGCTGCCGGAGCAGTAGAAGGAACAGCAGATGGGATCTCTGGTTTAGCAAGCAGTGTAGGAGGATTATTTGATGCAGGCAGTACAGCAAGCGGAATTTTCAGCGGCATTAGCACTATTGCCAGCGGAGTTGGCCAAGTATCTGCGTTAGCTGGTACGTTTGGTCTTGGAGGAACAACTAGCGGCGGAGTTACACATGTACCAACCAAGACTACCTTCTCAGTTACCTTGCAACCGATATATAGTAGAAACAGTGCTCGTAATTTCAGCCTTGATAGATTTGTTCAAGGTGGCTATCTTAATAACAGTTTTGGGTACATTTAATTATGGCAGCTACTTACACAAATACCAGTCCTTGGTTTAACACACCTATAACACAAAATTATTTAGATGTATTAACTATACGTCCGGTAGCCGCACAAGCTGATGATTTTCTTTATACAATTGAAAGTCAGTATACTTTCCGACCAGATTTATTAGCATATGATCTGTATGGACAAGCAACATTGTGGTGGGTCTTTATACAGCGCAATCTTGATGTATTGCAAGATCCTATTTTTGATTTTGTACCTGGAGTACAAATTTATATTCCTAAAGGTAGCGGCCTTACATCTGTATTAGGACTATAATATGAGTTTAGATGGCATTCCAGGTGTAATCGACTCAGCTACTAATTTAGGTAATACTGTAAACAATGCAGTTTCTAATGCAAGTTCGGCTTCAAGTTTTTCTGGATTTTTAGATAGTGTAACAGGTGCATTTAGTAGTCTTGGAAAATTCTTTCAAACTCTATCTGGCGTAAATTTACCTATTAAAAACCCCTTACATGCGTATGCATCATACGATTACATATTAAGTTTAGCATGTTTAAGTAATAACGAAGTAACAAATCCTGATAAGACTTACATGGCTGGAGCACCATTGACACTAATATGTAAAAGTGCCAATGCAGATCCTACTAATCGTATTAATACTGCATATGGAAAATTTGATTTCTTCTTTCAAGACTTGGCATTTGATGTTGCTACTCAGGTAGATGTAAATTTAACAGGAAATTATAAATTAGATTTTACAATTTTTGAACCCTACAGCATGGGAATGTTTTTTGAATCCTTGCAGTCCGCGGCTGATCAACTAGGTTATGATACATGGAGATCTGCAATATGGTTAATAGCTATTGAATTTAGGGGAACCAAAGAAGACGGTACAATGGTTCCTATTCCTAATACAAAAAGATATATTCCTTTTGAAATTAGAGATATGTCAATGCAAGTTGATGGCCGAGGGAGTGTTTATACGATTTCAGGTATGCCATCTAATATGATGGCGCTATCAGATGCCGCGGCAATGTTTAACACTGATATTTCATCAGATGGAGCAACTGTTGGAGAAATATTGCAGTCAGGGGAATTTAGTTTACAAGTTGCTCTTAATAAATTTGAACAAGAAAAAGTAGACAAAGGCTTACAAGAAAAACCTAATCAATATTTGATATATTTTCCTAATGATCCTAGTAGCGACTCAGGAAGCTCAATTGGAGCAGGTGGATCACTTTTAGAAACAGTTATACAAGCGACAATAGATCCAAGTGCCAGCGGCAGTACATCTGATGCAATTAAAACTAAATTTCAATTACAAACTAATACTATTACTAATGACCTTGCTCAGCAAGTTAGTGATTTAAATGAAATAGGTTCAGCTCCTATGGGATTTGATACTACCAGGGAAGGTGATATTCCTATGGGAAGAGATGATCAAGTTTATGATAATGCTAGTAAAACTTTCTTTGGTGGTGCTTTGACTCGAGATCCAACTAAGGCAAATTTTAAATTCGATCAAAAAACTAATATTGTTAATGCTATTAAACAAGTTATTTTGCAAAGTGATTACCCTAAGGCATCTCTAGATGCATCTTCTATAAGTCCAGAAGGATATAGAAACATGTGGAGTATACGACCTTGGGTATTTCCTTTAGGAACTAAAGCCGATTCAGTTACTGGTGATATTCCTAGATTATATGTTTATAAAGTAACGCCTTATAAAGTGCATGCCAGCAGATTAAAAGCACAGAGTCAAGCAATACCAGGATTTAACTTACTAAGTCAGCAAGCTCCAAAGCAATATAATTATATCTATACTGGTAAAAATGATGACATCTTAAGTCTGAATATTGATGTAAACAAATCATTTTTTCAAATTATGCCAGCTGATGCTGGAACAGAAAATTCGGATAGTAAAACTAATGAAAGGCAAGCTAGTGGTAGTGAAGGTAGTTCTACTAAACCACTTAACCTTGGATTAGGATCAAATTCTGTAAACAAACAAGGAACTGGTAGCTTTGTAGGTTATATCGGTAGTTTATTTAAGTCGGATGGCCACGGTGGCGGAGGAACAGAACGACCAGCAACTAGAGCTGCCAAGGCTTTTGTGGATGCAATGGCCATGGAATATGATGTATATAATATCCGAATGGAAATTATGGGAGATCCTTATTATATTGCACACAGCGGAACTGGTAATTATACGTCGTCGGCTAGTCAATATGTAAATTTAAATGCCGATGGTACTATGAATTATGAAAATGGAGAAGTAGATATTGTTGTTAATTTCAGAACTCCTATAGATATTAATCAAACCACTGGAATGTATAATTTTGGAGCAAATAGTCAATCAGCTCCACTTACTAGATTTAGTGGATTGTATTGTATTACAAAAGTTGAGAATCGTATGTCTGAAGGAAAATTTACACAAATAATTTCAGCATTAAGAAGATCTGATCAAGAAAATCCTGGAAGTGCGATTGCTTCGGCAGTCGAAAAAGCTCAGTATCTTAATACTAACCCTGTAGTAGATAAAGGCAATCCGTCAGGGTCTGAAGAAGAATCTTCAAGTAATTAACATAAAGGAATACAATGGGAGGAAATAACTATACCGCGCCAAATGATAATATGTACAGTAGTACAAATTATCCAGATACACCCGTCGGCCCATTTTTAGCAACAGTTATTGGTCATCAAGATGGCAAATATTTAGGCAGACTTAATGTATTGATTCAACGTCAAGGTTCAGGTAATAATAATTCTAGTACACAAACAAGAATTGTGGACTATATGAGTCCTTTTTGGGGTGTAACTGGATACGGTCAAACTACCGATGATTCTGGAAATCCCGGTAATTACGACGGCACACAAAAAAGCTATGGTATGTGGATGGTTCCACCTGATCCAGGCTCAACGGTGTTGGTTATATTCTTAGCTAATAATCCAGCTAAAGGCTATTGGATAGGCTGTGTTCCTAAAGACGATAGTTATATGAATTTTATGACTCCTGGTATTGCTGCCACAAAGTTTGCTATAACAGACGATGCAACACTTTCTGTAACAGCAGATAGTCAAGGTAAAGATTTAAGAGTTCCTGTGACAGAATATAATAAAAGATCTTCTGACAATGCTGGTCCGCAAGATCCTACTAGATTTAATAAACCAATACACCCTTTAGCATTATTTTTAGACAATCAAGGACTGTTGTTAGATGACATTCGAGGAATTACAACTAGTAGTGCTAGACGAGAAGTGCCTAGTACTGTATTCGGAATAAGCACTCCGGGCCCAATTGACAGGGACGGAAAAACAGGATTAGTTGGAACAAAAGAAGCTAATGTGCCTAATGCACCAGTTAGTCGCCTCGGTGGCCAAACATTTATTATGGATGATGGGCATAACAAATATTTGCGTAAAACTGATGCTAGTAGCGGTCCTCCAGAATATGCTAGTGTTGAAAACGGAGAAACAGATGGCGATCCGCTTCGTCCGCATAATGAATTAATCAGGCTACGAACTCGTACTGGTGCTCAAATACTATTTCATACTAGTGAAGATCTAATTTATATTACTAATAGCAGGGGCACTAGTTGGATAGAAATGACAAGCGATGGCAAAATAGATGTGTATGCTCAAGATAGTATTAGTATGCATACAGATGCTGACTTTAATTTTTTAGCAGGAAGAGATATTAATTTAGAAGCTGTAAGAAATATTAATATTAAAGCTGGTGGAAATCATCAGTTAGAAGTTGTAGGTAATAAAACAATAATTGTAACTGGTAATAGAACAATTAGTGTTAAAGGCACACATAACGAAACTATTGTTGGAGCAACAAATTTATCTATTCAAGGCGACTATAATCAATTGCTAAATGGTGCTTTAGGAATCAC